AGCCTTTGCTGCCTATGGCCTGGCCTTCATCCAGGTGGCCAACACATCTGATGAGCGTGTAAGCATCCAGACAAAGGTGGTTCACATCAGTGGCCACATCTTTGAATTTGGTGAGCTGGGTATCAAGGGTGGTGGTAAGCTGCAGGATACAGGATCAGCCCTGACCTACCTCCGCAGATATGCCCTGGCTACCATTGCAGGGGTGGCCACTGATATGGATGATGATGGCAATGCAGCCAGCAAGCCCAAGCCCTACAGCCAGCAGCCTATGCCTTACCAGGCCAAGCCTGCTGCAGCTGAAGCTATGCCAGCCACCCATCCCCTGTGGTATTTTGATAGCTTAGGCCACCTTAACCCTGGCCAGCTCAAGGCTGCTGACCAGATCCTGGTGCAGAAGGGCTGGCTGACTGAAGGTGACACCCTGCGAAATCTGCAGACCATTTACCAGGTTGACCTGACCACATCCCCTAAGATGTGCCAGGCTTTCTTGAAGGCCATCAATGAGCGCGCGCAGGCCAATGGATAAGCCTGCCCCTTTCCTTAAGGCTGCAGCTGGCAATAACCAGGCTGGCTACAGATACCCCAAGGCACATCTGCTGACGGCCACCCAGAAGCAGGGCATTGCCCTGGATCTCCTGGCTGAAGGTATCCCTGATAGGCACATCAGGAAGGCCATCAGCATCACAGCCAGGCAGCTGGATAAGGCCAAGGCATCCAAGCCCAAGCCCAAGGCCAATGAGTAACCTTATCCCAATCAAGCTGGCTGAAGCAGCCCTTGAAGCCCAGGCCAAGCAATATGTGAGCAAGGCCACCTTTGATCACACCTGGCTGCTATACCAGCTGGCCTTGGAAGAAGCTCAGCAGCTCAAGGCACAGCTGCAGGCAAAGCCCATAAGCCCTGCCATCACCCTGGCCAAGCAGCTGGCTGACCTGGCAGTGCGCAAGGGCTTCTTTTATTCTAGGGAAAGCCAAGCCCAGGCTGATGAGATCATCAAGCAGATCAAAGCCCTATGAGTTTTTTTGAACCCCCAACAGCCACAAAATATAATGTGCTTAACCTTGGGGCAGGGGTTCAATCATCCTGCTTGGCATTGATGGCAGCTAAAGGTGAGATCACCCCAATGCCTGACTTTGCAATCTTTGCTGATACCCAAGCTGAGCCATCATCTGTTTATCTATGGCTTGAGTGGCTGGAAAAGCAGCTTCCTTTCCCTGTGATCAGGGTAAGTAAGGGAAGCCTAACAGATGATGTGCTAAAAATACGGACAAAAAATAAATCAATTTATTCAGATAAGCCACTGACATATTTAAGATTAAATATCCCTGTCTTTGGATTGACTAAGAGTGGTGAGGTAAGGGCTGCACTAGGTCGCGCCTGCACTGCGGATTTTAAAGTAAAGCCCATTACTCAAGAGGTAAAAAAAAGATGCAATATAAAGTGGGGGCAGAAGCAGCTGACTGTCACAAGCTGGATAGGTATTTCCTATGATGAAATGCAAAGGATGAAGGTAATGCCTTACCCCTGGCAGCAAGCCAGATGGCCTTTGATTGAAAAGAGAATGACCAGGGCACATTGCCTTGAATGGATGGTGAAGAATAATTATCCTGAGCCACCAAGGTCTGCCTGCTATTATTGCCCCTTTCACTCCAATGATGAGTGGCTAAGGCTTAAAACAGATGATCCTGAACATTTCCAAAAGGCTGTGGCCTTTGATATTACATATCGAAAATTGCAAAATGAAAACCCTGGGGGCTTACAGATGGAGGTGTTTCTGCACAGAAGCTGCAAGCCTTTGGGAGAAATTGATTTTACTGACAAAAATAAAAACCAGATCAACTTTGATTTTCAATCAGAGTGTGAAGGTATGTGTGGTGTATAAATAAAATAATATGATTAACGATTTACCACAGCCCCAGGGCATACCACTTGAGCAGCGTTTCAATCAGGTGCTGGATATTGTGGCCAACCTGATCCACCAGCAGAAGGAATTGGCCAGCATCAATAGACAGCTCCAATGGGATCTGCGAGAAGCTGAGCTGCGTCTGCGCTGCATTGAAACCTGGCGCGCTGACTACAGACGCAAGCACCCCAATGAGTAAGCTCAGCCCCCTGCCTAAATACAGCCCACAGGCTGGCCAGGATGCCAATGGCATCACCAGGCAATTCATCCTGGTGGAAGGTGGCAGCTTTAAGCACTCACCTGGCTTCCTCATCTATGGTGGCCAGATCCTGCGCTTTACCACCCAGGCTGATGCAGCCCTATTCTGCAATATGGCCAATGATGGCTTCATTGATTTCCCTTTTCTCATCCCAACAAACCACAAAACGAAACACACCAAAAATGATAACTAAAGAACAGATCCAAGCCCTGGCCACCTTCCCTTGGGATCGTGCTGCCTATGATGCACACCAGGCACTCAATCAATCTGGCAGCAAGGAGATCCTCCGCAGCCCAGGCCACTACAAAGCATACCTGGATGGGGCTAAGAAGGAAACCCCTGCCCTGCGCATTGGAAGCCTGACACACCTTTTCTGCCTGCAGCCTGACCTATTTGCCAGCCAGGTAATCACCCTGCCTGATGATGCCCCTAAGAAGCCCACTGAGAAGCAGCGCACAGCTAAGAAGCCTACCCCTGCCACCCTGGAAGCCATTGCCTGGTGGGATAACTTTGACCAGGTAAGCCAGGGCAAGACAGTGGCCGACAAGGATGAGCTTGAGGAAGCTATGCGCGCTGGCAAGGCACTCAATGATGAGCTGAAGCATTGGGGCATCACTCCCCTGGCCACTGAGCTGTGCCTGGCCACCACCTATGATGGCATCAAGATGAAATCCCAGCTGGATATGATCACCACAGATGGCTGGATCATAGACCTTAAGACCTTTGGTGATTACATTACCCCCCGCAATGTCTTAGCCACCACATATAAAAGGGGCTATCACCTTCAAGCTGCCTTCTATTGCCTGATGTATAAGCAGATTTTTGGTGAACGGCCACAGGGCTTTAAGATGATCTGTGCTGAGAAGGCTGCACCCAATGCCACAGGCTGCTTTGAATTGTCCAGCCAGCTGATTGCTGAAGGTGGTGTGCTGCTTACCCAAGCCATTGAAGCCTATAAAGCCTGCACTGCCTTTGATAGCTATCCTACCTATCCCAAGCAGATCCACACCCTGCAGCCTTACCCCACCAAGGGTGAAGCTGAAGCCATCACCTTTGCCTGATGAGCGCGCGCAAGACCTGGGTGGCTGAAGTGATGCTGCCCAATGACAAAAGCAAAAGCCCCTGCTACTACTTCCACTGTGTCCAGGATAGCCCACCCTGGCCAGCTGGTAAGCCTTACCTATATACAGGCCGTGGCTTTGTCACCACTGACAATCCTGCCACAGCCATCCTTCTACAGCAGCTGCTCAATGATGGCACTCTGACAGTCAAACCCTTTAACCCTGATATCAATGACCTACCAAAACAATAACAGCCCCCGCCCAAAACTCACAGCCATCAGCTCACCAGGTGAATATCTGGTGAAGGTCTGCAAGATCCGTGATGAGGATGTGAGCTTCACCCAGAAGAATGATGCCAAGGTAAAGGTGCTGCTCACCACTAAGGACAGCACTAAGGTCAATGATACCTTCTTTGGTAGCACAGATGGCGCACTGAAGCGCGCTGCAGCCTTTGTGGGCACTGCCACAGGGAAGAAGGTGGGCTTGCCTGGTAAATCCCAGGATGAGCTGCGTGCCTTCCTCAGCCAAGCTGAAGGCTGTATGCTGAAGGTGACAGTGGTGCAGGAAGAAGTGACCTTCAGCAGTGGTGAGCAGAAGCTGATCTGCAAGGTGACGAAATTCCACCCTTTTGTGAACCAGGTAGATCCTACAGCTGAACCAGGCTTCTAACTCCAACAGGTTGACAGGCTGCACCCCCACAGCAGCCTGCCTTCCTCTACATCCCACCTATGACAAACCACAAACCACAGCTTCCCCCTTGTGATCTGGATGCTGAAAGGTGTGTGCTGGCTTCCATCCTAGTGGATGGTGATGCCCTGCGCCCATCCTTCAAAGCCTGCAGTGATGCCAACCTGGATGCCAAAGCTTTCCTTGAGCCAAAGCATCAGACCATCTACCAGGCTTGCCAGCAGCTCATCACCCAGGGCATCAGCCCAGATGAGCTTACCCTGTCCAATCAGCTGCGCAGCACCCTCACCCTGGATCAAGCTGGTGGCCTGCACTACATCAATGAGCTGACCAGCTCCATCTTTGCCCCATCAGCCAATCTGAGGCAGGCCATCATCATCCTGCAGGAGAAGCACCAGGCGCGCCAGCTCATCAATCTGGCCAGGGATATCAGTGCCAAGGCACAGTCAGGAGCTTTCAAACCAGATGAGCTGATGCAAAGCCTGATGGCTCAGGCCAAGGATATTAGCACCACCAGCAGCCAGGATAGCACCACAGTGCAGATGCCCCTGGCTGATCTGTATAATATCGATAGGCACAATGACCCCAACAATCTCCTGGGCAACAGATGGATCTGCAAAGGTGGCAGCTTACTATTCAGTGCCCAGGCTGGCTGTGGCAAATCCACCCTGGCCACACAGATGATTGTCAGCTGGGCACTTGGCCGTGACCTTTGGCACATCAAGCCTGTGCGCCCACTAAGGATTGTGCTGCTGCAGTCAGAGAATGATTTGGCTGACCTGGCTGAGCAATGGCAGGATGTTACATCCTCAATGTCACTCAGCAGATCTGACCTGGATACCCTGGCCGAGAATGTCAGCATATACAGGGAAGCCATCAAGACAGGTGATGCCTTTGGCCTGCTCATTGAGGATCTGGTGAAGAAGCACAGGGCTGATCTTCTGATCATTGATCCTCTCCTGGGGTTCGCAGCAGGGGATGTATCTAAGCAGGAATATTGCAGCCATTTCCTGCGCCACATCCTTCAGCCCTGCTTGATGCGCACAGGCTGCGCGCTCATAGCCATCCACCACCAAAACAAGCCACCAAAGAAATCTGAAGGCAAGACCAGCAGCACCTATGATTTCAGTGGCAGTAGTGAGCTGGCAAATTGGTTCAGAGCCACGGCCATCCTGCGCAGGGAAGATGATGAGCTGCCTCACTTCATTTTCAAGCTGGGCAAGAGAGGGAGCAGGGCAGGGATGAGAGATCTCCAGGGCTTCTTCACTGAAAGCCTGCGAGTGCGACACAGTAAGATCAGGGGACAGATCAAGTGGGAGATAAACAACGCGCCACCCCCGCAAGACAATGATGTGTAATCTGCCTGCACCTTTCTGCCCTGGCCTAAGCACCCTGGGCAGTGCCTGGCACAGACCTATTACCCTAAAGGGTAATATAAAGGCATTACCCCTTTGGGGCTTTTACGCTGCGCTAGCCCCTAGGGGATGCTGCCTTTATTCCTCCCCTGCCCCCTCATTGGATGAATAAGCCTAAAATGAAAGCCCTGGCACTGCTGCAGCATTGGAAAAGGCTGTGGAAGGATAGCCCTGAGCTGATGAAGGCCAATCTGGATGCCCTCATTGCCTCCAGAAAGGCTTTGAAGGTAAGAAAGGCTAAAGTGGTCAGCCAAGTTATCCAAAGGCTTCCTAAGACCTTCCAGGCATCCCAAAGCAAGCAGCTGATGAGTGAGGCACTCCTGGCTGAAGGTCTGATGCCAGATCCACCCAGGCTTAAAAGGCTGCGCGTCCAGGCTGTCCGCTATGGCCTGCTGTCCTATGATGCGCGCAGAAATGCCTGGATTGTAGTGGCTAAGGGCTAATTTCTGACCTAATAACCCCAATATAAACAAAAAATCTGCTTATCCTATGGCTTCCAATCCCCAAAAGAGGCGAGTGCAGCAGCAATTACAGCAGCTGAGAGATGGCAGGCCAGAGGAAGCTGTGTTTGATGCCTGGTTTGATAGCTTACCCTTGGAGCAGCAGAAGGAGCTAAGAAGCCAGATGCCCCCGATCATCCCCTATCGAGAGATGCCAATGCCAAGGCACAGCTTCCTGGTCTATGACAATGATACAAAATTTGCATCAGCAGATCCCAGGCACAAAGATGAGCCAGCTGAGTTTGATGGGTGGGTGACTAGGGAGCGCGTGGGTGAGATCATCAGTGATGTGCTGGCAATGATGGGCGCATCATCAGATAAAAATGTTCAAACTCATTTCGATATGGTGAAAATAATCCTGCAGACAAGTGATGCCCCTACACAAAACGATCTTGCAAGAAGGCTTGGCCTTACCAAGCAGGCCATTTCAGTGCGAGTGCTGAAGCTTGCAGCCCACGCTGGCCAGATCGCACCAGGATTGCTTTCCAGGATGAGACAATCCCAGGCTGCAGCTGATGATAATAATCTAAATGATTTTTCTGATGGTTATATGACCAAAGGGGTGCATAAGAAATCTATTAATCCCCCCCCTGTGAGGCGTGGGGCATCCACCACCGCCAAAAAACACGGGTTTTCATCAAAAGGCGGTCAGGAAACGCACCAGGCTTAAATCAGCCAATCATTTACCATCAATATTATGACGCAAAGGGAATTGGCCAAGCAGCTTGATCTATCAATTGGCTATGTCAGCAAGCTGTGCCAGGAAGGGATGCCCAAGGATCTGGTGCAGGCCAGGGATTGGCTGAAGGCGCGCAAGGCAGGCAGGCTGCGTAAGCTACCAGCCCCACCACCCAAGCCAGCTGCTGCTCAGCTCAGCCCTGTTCAGCTGCAGGCAGTGACAGCCCTGGCCAATGGCTCACTTGATTATGCCCTGGCTCAGCACATCCTCATCATTGATCTG